ATAATCAGTAGTTCTTGGAAAGAATAGAGCTTGCGTACTATCAGACTTTTCACCAGCTAGATTTTGCATCTCAATGATAGAAGCTGCTCGTTTTACGTAAGCTTCTCTCTCCTCATTGGAACTTAGATTATTCCAAGCAGTTAAAGCAGGACCAAATAAAGCTGCTTTAGCTTCTGCTAAAGTAACGTAAGAATTACTATCGGTTCCAGCAACAGTGGTGTCTATCGCCATTTACTTTCCTTTTACTAAAGTAAGCACCTTATGCTTGCCATAAAGCAATCCTGTCTTTCTAGCTTCTACAACAACATAACCAGCAGCCTGAAGCCTCTTTATTTCGTCCCTTTCTTCCCAATATAATTCTATACGATCTGCAGGAATCTTTGGCTTTTCTACAGTAGGAATTCTTTCTAAAGAAGGTTTCTCCTGAACTTCTGCAAAACCACCTTCTGTAAAAATGGGGGTTGGCTTCTTAGGAACTGCTTTTATTTCTGCTTTAGGCTCTTCTATTATTTCTGTTTTTGGTTCTACTTTTTCTATGACTTTTGCCAAGTCACTCTTATCTTCATATCTATTCTTCTTAGCCATATTATACTCCTTAAAGTAAAGGGGGAGAGTTTCTCTCCCCCTTTTATTACCTTAACTTCTTACGAAGTGGGTAGGTTGCAACCGTACCAATATCTCCAGTTGCGTACGAAACCACCAAATCTTACAACAATTGTTGCCACATAAGCCTTAGTCTCGTTGTCACGGTAGAAGTCAATCTGCTCGTTCATACGATTTAGGGCTACCAGACCCTTCTTTGCCTGACAAAGAATCCAGCAGTCGGTGTCGGTAAGACGAGGCCAAACGATAACCTTAATCTTTCCCTTAAGAGACTGCGTAACAGGCTTTGTCACGTTTACAAGGAACCCAGTTGTATTTACATTGGTGTAATACAGGAGTTCGTCGGCCTTGAACTTAAGAGCAGGAGGAACAATAAGAGTGTCAGGTTCGATGATAATTTCATCGTCCTTTTCATCCCTGTTGTTGGTCTGCGTCATATGAGCATAAACAGTCTGAAGGTTTGTAGCATCAAGGTCTAGAGAAGCAGAAGCATTGTAGTAAGTACCACCAGCAATGCTGGACCTAGTATTGTTCGATGCAGTGAAGAAAGGCTTTCCATCATAACAAAGATCGCCACTAGGATCTGACAGAACGTCAGGAATAGTGTTATTGAAGATGTCATGACCGGAAGTATATGCACCGTAATTTAAGAAGTTTGAATACCACCTATCCTTCGTCCTAGGAACTGCGTCTCCCCAAGAAGCTACTGTCTTCTGGAACAGTGAGGCTACCTGAGCATCATCGTAAAGTTCCATTGACCAAACAACCTTAGAAGCGAAAGTGCGAACCTTACCATAAATAGGATAACCTTCATGAGGTGCATCCGCCTTGATGGGTTCGGATTCTGGCTTTTCTTTAAGATCGTTTAGACCAACTGCGGACGTTTCCTTAGTATAAGCTGCGTCAATAGATTCCTCTGCAAAAACATCCTGGTACGTAGTGGGAATCTCGTTGTACGCCTGCCAATACCACGTATAACCCTCTTTCTTCAGGGCTTCTGTGAAATCATTGCGTTCAACTGCCATCTGTCATTCCCTCCTTACGAAGCAGGATTTGCAGCTAGTAACTTAACCTGCAAAGTCTGATTAGCGATATCATCCGCATCAACATCATAAACATAAAGCTGTGCAGTCTGATAATCTGTACCGTCATTATCTACCTTCTGAATAAGGGTTGTATTAGAACCAGAATAAGTAATCTTATACTTCTTGCCCCTATCAGACGTAGTCACCGCAGAACCAGCTGGTACACGATACACATCATCTGTCCCTGCCGGGATGACTAGAGCATCGCTTGTGGAAGTAGATACGAAGTAATTAGCCCCGTACCCGTAAAGCTTTCCAGTTTCGGCCCATCCAATTAGGTAACTTGAGGAACTGGTTGCAAGTGCAGCAGATCCAGAGTTATTATAAACAAAGTGCCCGCCCTTCTCATTAAAGTAATTCGTAGTAGTAAGGGCCATCCTAGCACCATGTCCATCACCTAGAATGTGACCATACTTAGGTCCACTAGACATAGTCTAACTCCTTTTGTTAACACATCTTTCGCTATTCGCAATTCATACAATTTGCATTCATTAAATGAGCCTAAGCTCAAAAGTTCACGTACTAAATTGTTTCTAAACATAAATTTTTCCAAAGTCAACATTTATTTTTACTTTTTTGCAGTTTTATTTTGTATTTCTTCTTTTACCTTAAGTAATCCTACCCAATCTTCTACAGACATGTCATTCATCATTGCTTCTTTTCTAATTGCATCAGTAACTTTTATTCCATTTATGATATTTTTCTTACTATCATCCTGCTTCTTATTAGAAGTAGATTCAGAAGCAGTTTTAGAAGACTCAGCTGAAGAAGAAGGAGCACCGCCAGTTCCTCCCTTAGCACCAGACCTAACTAAGTTGTCATTGGAAGGGTCTGTAAGGAATTTCTTGATATAAGGTTCTATTTCTTCTCCATCTATTAAATTATGCTTTCTATCATAAACTGGAACAACCCAACGATCCAACTCTTCATCATAAATAAAATCATCCTTAGTAAGTCTATAAATCTGAGCATCGCTTAAGGCATTGTACTTATTTGCGTAAGTATAAATTTCAGCCTTAAGAGACTGGTTTCTAAGATCTACTAATTGCTTCCCATACTTAGAGTTTATATTTCCCTTTTCCTCTTCAGCCTTGTTATACTTCTCCTGCAAATCTTCCAAAGCTTGTTCAAGCTCATGAATCTTCTTGTTTGCCTTAAGAAGCTCACGGGCATTTTCATCTTTAGTACTATTTATTTTAGCTTCTTCTTTTTCATCTTCCATTGACTTAATTTTTTCATTTAGTTCCTTAATCGTAGAAAGAGCGTTCTTCATCTCTTCGCTCATAGGATCTGAAGAATCCTTATCCTTTGCAGGAGCTTTTCCACTATACTTCTTTCTAAGAGATGCCAGATCCTGCTTAGTCTTCTCAAGCTCTTTCTGAGTCTGAAGAAACTCTTCCTGAGAATAAGTTTTTTCCTTATCCTTGTCGTCGTCTCCCCCGTCTCCTGCTCCATCCTTCGCCTTGTCATCATTATCATCGACAGGGTCTGCCATTCTTCCCATATGATCCAAACTAATTTTCTTACCTTTTACTAGCATTCTACTCTCCTTATGTCGTTATTCTATATTATCCTTAGAGGATTGTTTGCCTCTCTGGTCAACATTTGCCTTACGCCTAACTTTACTTGTACTTGTAGATTCTCCAGACTCTTTCCTACGAGCAGTGGTAGAAACAGCTTCATCATCTGTTATCCCGCCTCCAGGACCCTTTGGTTGCACTGGACTTCCGTCTGGATTTAGAGGCTGTCCGCCTCCACTTGTATTTTCAGTCTCCACGTTAACCCTTACATAACCTCCTCCTGCAGAAACCAGAAGAGATCCGTCTCCAGACTCTATTTCACTCATAACTGCTTTCCTAACTTCTATAGGAGCTTCTTCAACAAACTTATTAGCAACTCTCTTGAGGATATATTTATTAAGAGAATCACTGAAACTCGCAGTAACAACTTTAAGCTCAGAATCTAAAGATTCAACGAAACTAAGAACGTCAAAGTCTTTAGGATAAACAGACTTATATTCATCTTTAAATTCAACTCCCTGCCTTAAACAGAATAATCTAATTATTTCATTCTCAGCTCTCTCTAAAGTTTCTGCCTTAGCTCTTAAGGAAGAATCAACAGTTAAGAACTGTCTCTGCTGTGCTCTTCCAGACTGAGTATCTGTACCTTCGCTAGTACCTAATCCAGCCATTCTATAAATTTCTGTTACTAAGGACTGTATCATAGCCCATATAACATCTATCTGGTCTCTATCTGGAGATATGTAAGCAGGTGGATGCCCTGAAGCAGCGGGGAAGGTAAATGCCCAAGAATTACCAACTTTAGCAGTAAAAGAACTAGTCCTAAGTTCTGGGTAATCAGCTACCGAAGTAGAAGCTTCAGTTAAGGTATCAGAAGAACTCCTATAATTATCTGAGAAGTATTCTCCATCGTCAGGAACAACCAGCTGGCTGAAAGTCTGTCTATAAATCTGTTCTGAAATTAAAGAGCACCAGTTAAGTATTTCCTTATTAACATAAGCTATGTCAGCTATAAGAGAAGTTCCAAGAATTCCACTGTCAGATTTGTGATAGCAACGATGTACAAAGACTTCTTCTAATTCATTTGGACCACTTCCTATAGTATCTTCGTTTTCGTTAAATTCCATCCAATCCTTTAAAGTAATTAATTTATACCTGTAAGCATTTGCAGTATCTCGTTCCATATTTGGATCTTCATCTTCATAGAAGGTATATCTATAAAGAACCCAGTTTAATGCCCCTAAATAATTTATAGACCAGTCTATTGTTTCCAAGGCACTTCTAAGAATTACATAAGGAAGAAGTTCTCCTTCTTTTACCTGCCTTACACTTAGGGGTTTGTCTCCCTTTTCTTTCATCGGAGCGTCAACAATACAATCTACTCTACCGTATACAGAAGATAGGCAGGAAACTTTTTTCATAACCTCGTCCATCGTCCCGCCCATACCATCAGCATTGGAAAAGAAATTAGCTAACTGCGGATCTTCTGACCTTTTAATTCCGTTCTTAAAAATAAAGTTAGTATAAGCATCAACTATTCGTTTACAGTAATTTAAGTAAAAAGCCCTATTCTGCCTTTTAGTATAATCATCAGGAGCTTCAAGTCTATGCGTATCTAAGTAGGTTGTCACGTCCTTAAGAAGCTCATGCCCGCCTTTGTATGCAGCATAGTATAGTTCAAAAACTTCTTCATATTCTGTAAACTCTGGATGTCTTCTTTGTTTAAGATCACCAGTATTTGCCATATTTAACTCCTTTTAATAACCTTTAAACTGTAAATTCCTGAAATGTCAAGAATAATTATTCTAATCATACAAATATCTCTTCTTTTTAGTAGTTAAATTAGAATAACTTCCAGAATAAAAATACGTAATCGGTTTATTTTGTATCGTAGAAGCAAAAGTAGGCTTAAAAACTTTCTGATTTAACATTGTAAAGGCTCCTTCTAAAGCATCTACAGCGTCGTCATGCGATTGCGGATACCATTCTAACTCATTAATTAACTCTTGATCCTCATTAGCTCTAAACTTTAAAGTCCCATTTTTAATGACTGGTTCTAGCGATTCTATTCTAGTATTTTTATCTACCGCATGATGGATTTTAATAATCTTCTCATATCTAGCTCCAGCTTCATTTAATTTCTTTTTTAACTCATCTCCTAAAATACTCTGAAAGGCATTACTCTCCACCCCAATCCTAGGATAAATACTTCTAGAGTTCATTTCTTGTACTATCTGCACTATACTTTCTACCTGTTTAGAAACAGGAACTCGTTCCACTAAACACCTTCTAACAAAGGTGTAGCCTGAGTTATTATGTTTCGCTACTACTGCAATAGCACTGAAGTCATGCTTTCTAGTTACGGATTTATTTCCTCCTATGGAAGAGTCTAAATATAAGGCATATGAGGACGTTCCTTTTAAATTTAGAAATTCAGATTCTTCATAGAAAGACAATCCACTAAAGATTCTTTCTTCAGGAGACTGAGGAATATTCTGTTTTTCTTTGTAGAAAGCTATTTCTCCGTCTGTAACCATTTCATACATGAGAGAATAATAAGTGTCCCATTCAGGCCAAAGTATGCTTGTCCCCTCAAGCATTTCCTTTTTTCTCAAAAGAAAGAATCTTAAAGCTTCATATTCCCTTAAAGGGTCATACCTATTAGTTAAAATCTTTTTCCATTCAGCCCAATATTTAATACCATCTGGGTCTGAGCACCAAGACTCTACAGCTTGAAATCTTCTAGAATGCCACGAAGAATATTTCTTACTTTCATACAGCTGATTTAAAAGACTCTCTTTATGAAGAATTGTACCTACAACAAAAATATCAACATCCTGAGCACGTGCTCCAGATTTACAAACATCTTGATCAAACCAAGTAATAAGATTTCTACGCATCGTATCAGAGTCAATCATTTGCTTATTTTCAACGTCATCATTTATAATTAAAGAGGGCCTGAAATTCTTGTATCTTCTTCCTCGTATCTTCCCACCCGATCCTAAAGCCCTTATAAGTATGTCATTACGAGTTATAATTCTATCATTTCTCCAAACAGACCCTTTACCTGCAACATGAGGAAATAATCGCTGAATAACGTCGTTTGATTCAAGTTCATCTTTTATCCACGATAGAAAGTCTTCTGCCTGATCTTGTGTGTCGGAAGCAATAACTATAAACCTATGTTTTCTGTAACAAATACACCACAAAGGAAAGGCTAGGGTAGCGCAGCTGCTCTTAGCTGATCCCCTTGGCGCAATAACTAAGTCTCTAGCTCCAGTATGTGTATGTTCTTTAAACAGGTTATACATATACATATGAAGCTTTGAATGAGGGCCTTTTATATAGTCTGCTAGTACTAAAGTAGCAAAAGCATCTATTCTTTTTTCAAAAATATCTACAACATCATTCTTTGTTAAACCACTGTCTAAAAGATCATCTAAAGTAACTCTCGGAGGAGGATTTTTTCTATAGGGAGCTTCTACTTCAGGAGGAGCTGGAGGATATGCAAAAACTCTATTCGCTTCTCTATGAGGAACTATCATGACTTATTAATCATTCCTACTATGAAATCTGCTACTTTTTCAGAAGTTTCTTTATCTACACTTGTTCTAACTCTTCCTCCAATTAAAGACCTTCCACCTTCAGAGGCTTTAGTATCTTCTCCTTTATCGCTATCCAATCCCCATAATTTAGTTCTTACATCTATTAATTTAGTTATCTGAGCTTGAAACTTGGTAAGGACCTCTACTGCAGGTTCCAAATTTCTTTCTTCACACTTATTTACATAAGCTTCTATAGCTGATTCTAATCTATGGAACTGTTTCAGGATATAATCATCAACTTCTATTCTTCTCAAATTTTTAGAATTAACTTCTACTTTACCTAACTCAGAATTTACTATCCTATTTAGTTTTCTTTTAATAGTAGTTACAGAAAGGTCGGTTCTTTTAGCAATCTGTTCTGGAGTTAAGCCCTCTCTGTATAATTGTTCAATAAAACCCGTTGCAACAACTCCTTCTTGCAATTCAGGCTGTTCTTTAAAAACTGACATTTCAAAGATTTCAATAGGCTTTTTATAAGGAAGTTTTGGAAGTTCTTCCTCCTTAAATTCTTCTGAAAAATCCACATCCATATCTTCCTCCAATACTTCTGGTAAATTCTCTTCATTCGTCTTTTTCATGTTCCTAAAATAATATAGTTTTTTCTATTCGTCAAATATTTTCTACTTGACTTAAGCTAAAACTTCCAATAACACAAAATTACGTACCAGAAAAGGAGAATATGTAATGAAGAATTTGACAAAAGTTGCCCTTGTAGCAAATAAAGTTACTTTAAAAGCAGCAGAAAGATCTACAAATGCTAAACTTACTGAATTAGAAGAAAAGGGTTGCACAATTAAATCCATAACAACTTCAGCCTTCCCAGTTCCAGATGATGAAACTCCTGATACTCTAAGACTCCTTTGGTTATCAGTAATAACTTACGAAATAGATGAAACTAAGTGGAATTATCAAACAGCTTCTTTAGGAAAAAAGGGACAGATAGTGGTGATGGACAATGAGTGAAAAAAAGGAACTATCTTTAACCGATGTATTAAGCATGAGTCATGATGAATTTCAAGACTATTTCTCCGAAACCAGTAGTGTTGTTGTAGTACCTCCTGAAGGGTACGTGATCGATTTCAGCAGTATTGATAATTTAGAAGATGCTCTTTTAGTAATACAATTTTTAGCAACCTTAATACTACCAAAAACTCTGTTTATGGATGACAGGGAATTTAGAAATCATCCTCTTAAACACTTATTAATTAAGGTACAGACCTAATAACTTATCTACTAAACATAGAAATACGAACGCTATTGGTATTATTAGGAGTGCTTCCATTTTCTTTTTCCTCACCATTGAGAGAAGAGTTCTTCATTCTTCTTTATGAATTCAATAAATTCTTCATAAGACATGGAATTAACTAACTGCTCAACATCGTGATGAATTATTTCTTTTGAAGGGTCGTTTCTTGTAGGCTTACAAATAGATAAATCTTTTCCATTAAAATAACTGAAGTGAAGGGCCATAGGGATTTTTATAGCACATACGTAGGGCTTACCTTTATGTAACTCATTGAGTTTACTCCACAATTCAATATCATGACGCTTGTTTATCCCAACTAAAAGCTCAGGTTCAATTAATCCTACTCTAGAAAAGAAATCTGGTTTTATGCACCAGAACCCTGACCCTGAATTAATTCCTAATCTAATTGTAGTGTCTTGTCCTTTAATAGGAATAGTGTAATCGTGCCCAGAACATCCCCCTGGATACTGTGCCCAAATTTCCAAAGTAGGAATCTTTTTACTAGTTGCTTCCATGGCCTCTTTTATAATTAAATCCCAGTCTTTTTCTACCAGAATCATATCGTTATCTAAACACAGCAAGAAATCATAAATAGATTTGTCTGGCAAAGATTCTATGTATAAACCAAATTCGTTAAAGGACATGGCCTTACTAAACGCATTGAACGTAGAAATTAAAGTATTTACTACATACTTTTGTAATTTTCCTTGTTTGTATAAATAAGAAAAGTAAGTGAAATGTCCATCTATATTATGTGTAGTGCAATTATCAAAAACAAATAGGTGAATATCACTGCTGGTATTCTTATACAAAGCTTCTATACACTTTTCAGATAAACTTAAGCGATTCCGCACAGTCATAAACACTGCTATTGTACCCATACTATACTCCTAAATTCTTATTGTCTTTTTACTATTATTTCTATGCCTTCTTTAAAGCTCTTTAGCATATTTGGATCAGAAAGCAAGTTTATCAGTTTTTCATCACAATTAGGAGAAGTCCTACACGGAGTAAATTTAACCCTTTTATAAATTCTATCAGTTCCATCATACCTTACGAAATACAAAATATCCTCTTTACCAATTTTAACTCTTCCAAACGCAGTTTCTACCATTATAAGCCTCCAATCAGACTTCTATTGGTGGTTCTATTTCTTCTATTAGATGTCCTAATAACTCTTCAAGTTCCTTTTTTTCTATGAAATGTAAAGCAAAAGCAGAATCTACAACAGCAATACAACTCTTTCTTTCCAATAATTCAGTTAATAAACCAGCCACTATTTTTGCCAACCTTTTATTTAATAATCTCCTATAAATTAGCATAACTAATACAGACCACAGTAAAGGAGTAAATACATAAACAACAAAAACCCGTAAGGGTAATAACACTTTTCCCTCCACTAGATGCAGTTTCCATACTACTAATAATCCCTAACACACCTAACCCTTTAACACAACAAGAAAAACGACTTGACAAGGAAGTAAGAATGTGATACTGACATACAAACAACAGGAGGATTTTTAATGGGAAAGGCTCCAATAGAATGGATTAAAGAGGAATTAGACAGTTGTTACGATGATACCGACATAAACTATTACACAAAGATTTACGATAAATATCCTATCTTTAAAAAGGAAACAAAAGCTACCTGCAATGAAGAGAGCTACAAAAGACGAGTCCGAAGAGCAGCTCACCTTAAAAGAAAGAAAGACTTTATAGAATCTCCTCTTGGGCATAAACATCTTGTAAACCAGAACAGAGAATTAAAAGCCTCTCTTAACAAAGCAACAGATATAAGCTCTGTAATCTTGGATCATTGTACTGCTGAAATAGCTAAAATGAATATAAAACCTGTAAAAATTCCACAGAAAATTAATTCAAAAGAAAATCTTGAATGTCACTTAATGAGATCCGACGCCCAAGTGGGACAGTATACAGATGAAGCTTGGACGCAAGGTATTTCAAAATACAATGCTGAAATATATAAGGAGCGAGTAGAAAAGCTTGCTGAAAAGGTTAATATTTTTAAAGAACAGGATAAGACTTCGTTGGGATTAAATAAATTGGTTATTTATCACTTAGGAGATCAGGTAGAAGGAGAACTAATCTTTAAAGGACAGCCTCATTCTTTAGACTTAAGTGGAGTGGACCAACTATTTTATTCAGTAGAAGTGGAATCAAACTTTCTATTAGCGATGGCTTCTATATTTAATGAAGTTCAAGTATTTATGGTTCCTGGAAATCATGGGAGAGCTGCTAAAAAAGGAGAAGGACACCCACGAACAAACTTCGACTATATTTTCTATAGAACTTTACAAATAACTCTTAAAAACCAACCTAACATACAATTATTTGTTTCTGAGTCTCCTTCCTTATTAGTAGAACAAGGAAAGTTCCTGTTCCTATTAAATCATGGAGATAATGCTAAAGGATGGAATGGAATTCCTTACTATGGGCTGGATAGAGCAGCAAGAAGAGTAAACGATTTATATGGAATGGTAATTAATTATAATTTATGTGGTCATCATCATACCCCCTGTAATTTAGCAGATCATATAATAATGAATGGATGTTTACCTGGAGGGTCTGATTTATCTGTAAACAGATTACTATCTGCTTCAAGGCCTAGCCAGAAAATGTTCTATTTCCATCCTGAATTCGGTATTAATAGAGAAAGTAATTTATACTTGGCAGAACCTGTAAGACTTAGGCCAGATATAAACGGTATATTTACTTCTTATGTTTAGATCGACTTGACAACGAAGCCGATGTGTGCTAGAAGACGGTCATGCGTTGGAACGATCTGCACCACCCTCATACAGAGGCCTTAGCAATAAGAACCTTTATTAAATATCATGGAAGACACCCTGACCTGTGGGTTGCTTACAACTGGCCTTGGGTGTCACATTGGGGCGACCATGAGGAATGGATTAAAAGCACCCTAGGCTGTTACAGAAAGACAAGAGTTCCTTGCTCTTGTTATATGTGCATGAATTCCAGACACAATCCATGGTTAAAAGAAAAAGACAGGATTCCTATTAAAGAAAGAAGACAACTCCAAGCAATGGAGTATCAACTAGAAGAGTACGAAAAGGAGAAGTAGCATTATGGTAAAGCTTAAAGATCCAAAACTAGTACGTGAAGTTTATTTTGCTCAAGGAACTACAAGAGATATCGGACTTAGATATGGAATTTCCAGAACTGCAGTTTCTAATATAAAAAGGAATAAGTCTTGGAAAGGTATAAGTAGAGATGTTAAAGATTAATATAGAATTATGGCCTTTTGGATATGCCTCAGAAAAAGAAAAGCTTGGAAGCATTACAATTATAAATATGGTTACTCATCCTAAAAGCCCTGCGTATGGTAATTATACCGTAGAAGTAAAAGATCATAATAGAAAACCTTGGATTGGCAGTATTACAGATTTTCCTAGAGAACTTGGAGCAGTTGAATTATTGACACAAGCATTGGAGTTATATAGAAGGAGACATGAATGTACGAGTGGGAAGAAGGAATGTCAGATCTCCTCGGAGAAGAAGACAAAGAAGCAGAAGAAAAATATAGAATAATGTTGAAAAAAGGTTTGGAATGGTTCGAATTAAATAAAGGAGCTAATCCTATTTTTAAATCCTACAAGGAAATTCCAGGAGCTTTAGTAGAAGATAATCAGGATGCTCATGACTTAGTAGAAGCAATGTATGGAGAAAGTGGAGAACCTATTAGAGCAGACTATTTCAAAATATTAATTAACCATCTATTTTATACTAAAAAGTTTGGATGGGAAGAATATGTAAAGGAATTAAGGGATCATTCTTAAGAAGGAGGCTAAATGGAACACAGTAAAGGAATGACCGCAGAAGATATTTACAATATGATGGAAAAGACTAATTCAAATGAATTAATTTTTAACGGAGATTGTTACGACTGTAATAAAGCAACAACAGTTAGAATCTTTATTTCAGATTATGACACAGGAGAATTTAAAGTAGAAGGAGGAGGCGTATGGTACAAAGAAGAAGACTTTAAAGATACTCATGTAACAACGTTTACAGTAAAATGCGATGAATGTATGAACAAAGATCCAGTATTACACGATCAGGAATGTGAAGTATTTTCAAGAGTTTGCGGATATCTGCGGCCCGTACACCTATTTAATAAAGGAAAGCAAGAAGAATTTAAACAAAGAATATGTTACGAAATTCCAGAGGAAGAAAGTACTGAAAATAAGGAGAAAGAATTATGAAGAAGAAGATTCTTAGTTTAATTAGTGTATTTTTAGCTTTACCACTACTCGTATTTGCAGCCTCTGTAAAGGTATCTTGGGATGCGAACACGGTAGACTCTGATCTCGCAGGTTACAAAGTCTATTACGGAACAACCTCAGGAACTTATAGTGGAGTAGTGGACGTAGGAAACATTACGTCCTATATTCTTAACAACCTCGACGAATGTACTACCTATTACTTTGCTGTAACAGCTTACGATACTTCTGGGAATGAGAGCGTAAAGTCTATAGAAGTTTCTGAGTTTATGCCAGACAAGACTCCTCCTACAGGATCTATTAATACAGCAGAGGCTACCACTACCAAGAAGGATATTGTTCTTAATCTATCTGCTTCAGATACTTGTGGAACAATTACAACTATGGTTCTAAGCAACGATGGACTTACTTATACAACAGCTATTCCCTTCGCAACAACGTACAACTGGACTTTAACAGATGGGCTTGGTATGAAGACTATATATGTTAAATATATGGATAATTCGGGAAATGAGTCAGGAGCTTACACAACTAATATTGAACTAATTGCAGACACAACTTCTCCAACTCCTCCAACCAATGTTAAGGTTTCTATTTGGGAACAGATAGTTAATTTCTTCAAGAGATTGTTTCGTATTGGTTAAAAAGTTATTTTGAGGAGGGGAGAAATCCCCTCCTTTTTAAATGAAAGGAATAATAATGGAAACAGAAATTGTCGAAGTAAGAGAAACCCTTAATGTAAAGATCGATCTTAAACCTTGTATTGATTGTGGAAAGTTGGTGAATGCTTCCAATTTAACTAATTGGATAAACACACCGGAATTAGCATTAGGCCCAGTATGTGCTAAATGTTATTCAAAAGAAATGAAAGAAATCTTAAAGAGGAGGAATAGAAAATGACTGATCGGGAAAGGTTAGTAGCTTATGACAGATCTGGAAAAATAATTACTGTATTAGAAACCTTACAAAAAGGAATTGTTACAGGACAATTCCAAACAAAGAAAGATTTAGAAGGAATTAGATATTGTATAGAGAATTTCGATGTTATAAAAACCATTCTTAAGAGGAACTTGACAAACCCATAAAAACATGCTAAACAGTCCAAATGATTCCAAAGAAGGTGCAGAATGAGTCACCGACCACGACAACCGCCAAGGAGAGAAAAACATGAAGAAACGAGTAATACGTATACTTCTATGCTTTTCTATAATTGCCAGTGTCACGTGGGCTATGACTACTCAAGTCGAGATAATACCAGTTCAAATGACAAACGAATTAACGGCAGTTGATATTGATGAATTCATAGAACAAAGAAATCCAAAACTAGATCCGATGGTAAGAGAACATATTGCAAAATGTATAGTGAAGACAGCAAAGAAAAATCATCTGAAAACGAATCTAGTGGTAGCTTGGGTGGATACAGAAAATGAATCATGGAACCCTTTGGCGAAATCTCATAAAGGTGCCGTAGGATTAACTCAGGTTATTCCTTTTTATTATAAAACTAAAATGGAAGAACTTGGAATTACAAAAAACACTGTGTATCATATAGATAAGAACCTGGAGTTAGGATGTTCTATTCTAAGAGATAATTTAGATGAATTCGGAGATTTAAAACTGGCATTATCTGGATATAATGCTGGACCTACAGTAACTAGAAAAGTAGGAATTCCAAAGTATAAAGAAACAAGAGAATATATACAGAAAGTATTAGCAATGTATGGAGAATTAGATATTAACAGCAGGAGTTTGTAATATGCCTACGAATGTTAAAGACGATTGGACTACAAGAAGCTAGAACACATAAAGACAATGATATACGATCCTATAAGGTGGTATAAATGGAAATCGAAGAATACATGAAATTATTAGGAAAAAGTATGGCTGAAAAGAGAGGAGAGGCAGCTCTGAATATACTTAAAAAAGGAGGTATTGCTAGTTATGGTTTTGGAGGCACCCAAAAAAAATCCTCTTTTAGTACGTCCCCATTAAAGAGTATTTATATACAAGATGGAGATGTCTTATTAATGACAACTGCAGACTTAATTACAGATATTGGAATAGTTAAACAAACAATTCCTGAAAAGCCAGTTCTTTTTGAAAAACAAGAAGGACAAATGGCAAAAGATTACATTGTATTTTCAATAAGAACCAAAAAAGGAGTGCTAACTGAAGAAAAAACAGAGCACACATATAAGTGGATACATAAAATAGGAAATGTAACTGACGATAATTTTAAACAATATAAAGATTTAATACACGCACCAGAGGAGTGGTTTTAATGATAAATATAACAAAGAAAATGGAAGAGGTTGAATACATAGACTCAGTAACCTGTGACGTGTGCAAAACAAAATTCACAGATGATCTGGATATACAAGAAATGCAGCATCTAGATTTTATAGGAGGATACAAGTCTATCTTTGGAGATGGAGTGCATTTCAGAATGTCTATTTGCCAAGACTGCTTAAAGAAATTAATAGGTAATTATATCTGTTACGAAGTAGAAGATGGAACCTACAGGAGGTTAAAAGATGTCAAGGGATCTTAATCTGCTTACACCAACAATGAAAGAATTTGCTATACAACTACAAAAAGAATGTACAGCTGCAGGAATTCCTATAGTAATAACCTGTACAGCAAGAACCTTGCTTGAACAGTGTGCTTTATATGTTCAAGGCAGAGAACCTCTTGAAGTTGTAAACACTGTAAGGAAGGCTGCAGGAATGTATGCTTTAACAGATTCTGAAAACAAGCGAAGAGTTACGTGGACGTTACGTTCTTCACATGTAACCGATTTAACTAATGAAAATCATAAAGACGACTTTGCAAGAGCTTTAGATTTTGCTATTATAAAGGATAAGAAGGCTACATGGGATTTAAAAGTAAACGTTAATGAAAACGAAATACCTGATTATTTGGAAGTGGCTCAGATAGCAAAACGAATTAGACCTGATATCATTTGTGGAGCTGACTGGAATAAGAAAGATTGGTGTCATCTAGAGGAACCTGTATAGGGGTGTAGTGTAACGGAAACACGTCTGGCTTTGAACCAGAAGAGTGAAGGTTCGATTCCTTCCACCCCTGCCAAAGGACTTTACATGAAACATATATATTGTTTAGCAATAACTGTTTCTATTTATAATAAGAAAAGAGTAGGAGTGTATATAGTAGAATTAAAGCCAGAATATTATCTAACCTGTGTCCTTACAAGCACTCCTCCAAAGGTATGTGGCCTTAGCAAAAGATTATGGAAACAAAGAGTAGACCACATTCATAAAAGCTTCGATATAGATCACTTTAATTATACTTTTCTAATTAAAGAACTATATCCAAGATTTAGAAAGTATATGAAGAAAGGAAGCTTGGTGGTGCTTGACAGAAGTGCCACCGGACGGTGGGTAGAAAACGAGATTAATACATGGAAGAAGATACCCTGCTGGAATGGAAGGTATGAAACCTTCAACCCATATGAGTACGAGTAAAAAAAGAGAAAAACCTCCTCTAATAACAAAAGAAGAGAGCAATGAGCTTACAGCTGAACAACAAGATCCACTACAGAGTTTTTTCCAGTAGCCTCTTTAACGTCGTACCCTTTCTTGGGTTCGACGGGAGGTTCGAACTGGGTAAGGAATCCGTTGAGAGAGAAGAGACGAGTCTTGGAAACCTTCCCGGTTCCAGACAGCTTAACGTCTCCTTCCTCAACATCCTTAAAGAACTTGAGTCCGATCTTTTTAGTCTTTTCATCATAGAAAAGAGCTACAGAAGACATGTCCTCAAGGTTGAATCTCTCAATGATATGCTTGGAGAGAAGCCCTATTTTAGCCTTCCTGTAGTCCAACATCTTGAACCCATCATTTCCTTCTTCCTTCTTTCCGTTGAAATGCTGTTCATACCTTTTAAACATACGATGCTTCCTCCTTCTTTTTATTTCTTCCCTTATAGGGGTTACCATTATAACCTGTGTCAAGTTGTTTGTCAAGTACTAAAGAGAATTTTTACTAAAAACGACTAGGAGACTGTCGTGGAAAAACTTACTGTTTGGAATTTATTCAAGTATAGGAAAGCCGCAGCTTTAACAACAGCTATGAGATCGGTTAAAGGGCTGAGTAGGGACTTCCCGGAAAACTCTATTTCTACAAAGAAACGATTACACCTCACTCTTTTAAGAGGAACGGAGTTTTATTTCACCCTGAAATTAAAAGGAGTGACAGACGAAGAAATAATTACCTTAATAAAAGCTATGAAAGCTTCTACAACAAGGCCAACATCGTACGAAGAAGTCCTTGAATTAGCCTGTAAAGGAAGTGTGGTGATAAAATGAAAACATATTATTTCTACCTAGGGGATATTTTCTTTGAAATAAATAAGGTGTGGTTATTCACTGAATTATTATTAGGGACAACTAATTACGACCTGATAGATAAAATAGTTAACGAAATGTCTCCTGCTTTTAAAAACAAGAGTGAGGTATTAACAAGAAGACTTTCATGCGAGAAAGAAGGTTCGGTAATTCTGAGATACGAAGATAAATTCAGAAAAGAGGGAATACTGAGATGAATAAAAATAAATTAATAACTCACATCAAATTATGCAGAAAGAATTTAAAATCAAGCAGGGTAAAGTGCTGCGCTAATTGTCCATTCGAAGAAGAAATAATTAGAGAATACCCTGAACTGAAAAGATTGTTTGAGGAAAAGAGAGATGAATAAAAGAGTATTTTATTACGAATATTGTTTCCTCGGTAAAAAAAGAGGAATAGGAGTTCGTTTATATGAAATAGACAAGGGGTGGGTATTAACCCAAGTATTATTAAAAAGAAAAGCAAAACACGTAACGAAACTGATACAGGAGTCCTCAAAGAAACAACACTCCACAATAATAATTAAAAACTATTCATACAAAGCAGAAGAGTTTAAAGATAAACTAATTAAAAATAAAAACCATATCATACTCCGAGAAAGTCCTTATGAAGATAATATAATTACCATGAATGGATTTGAGAGGGAGGTATATAAATGACTTGTATAGTGTTCGTGAAATATAAAACAATAATACTGGGAGAAGTAGACAAAACGTGGATGCTCACCGAAAAGCTGCAGGATAGAGACCCTTACTACACTGCAGGGTGCTATCCAATTTCATTACATATAAAAGGTGTAATAAAAGAAATAACAAGATGGGAAATAGTAGACGAAATAGACGGTGACGTAATTAATATGCTGATCAGCTACCTGGAATTATTTCTGGATTATAACAATGCTTCTTTAATTATTTCTGAAAAATTAAATACAGAATACGGTATGACCTCTACAGGTAATTGGAAAAGAAATAAACCAATAAATCTAGTAATTGGGAAGACAATGGTATGAAAATATACTACTGGTGGTGGAGAAGTAATTTATTACTGGAAATAAATAAAGCATGGTATTTAACTCAACAAATGAGGGGGGTTAGTATTTCACATGAAATATTCAGACAATTAGAAGCTTACGGAATAGAATACTGTAAAACACAATTACAGGGAGAACATAAATTTATTAACCATACAATGGAAATTTTCGTAAAACCTGAAATTAAATTAATTAATAAATTACTGGAAATGGAAGAAGGAAATATAGTAATTAACTTTTCCAGAATAGGATATAAATGAAATACATATTCCTTTGTGAAGATATAAACTTAGGACCTGGAAGACTTTCCTGTGATTATTTAGAAATTCCAAAAGAATTTCTTCTAACAGCTAAACTTGAACAATTAACTTATGAAAAATTAATTAATAAAATAGAAACAAATAGAAATAGATTTGTAAAGAGAAGCTATTGGCAATTATTTAGTGCATTTGGAACCGAGAATGAGATAATTAATTACTGGGAATTTAGAGTTAGGTGGGAACAATGAAATACATCTTCCTACAACATAAATACTGGAAACCTGAAGAAACCAGATATGAATATAAAATAATTCCATTACTAACCTCTAAATTACAGGAATTAGATTACAATGAATTACTGGATGAAATAAGGTTATACGATTGAAATCACATTACTGGAAATAACGATAATTAATAAATACTGGACAGGAGAATAATTTTATTGTTGATTTAAAAAATTAAGTGTTGTATACCTCCGTTTACTAAGGAGGATTAAGTTATGGATAGAAATGAATACAGTAAAATTTGGATGAGAGAATACAGGAAAACAGAAAAATATAAACAAGGTCGAGAACATAGAAATGAACTAAAAAGAATTAAAAACTCAACAGAAGAAGGTAAAGAAAAAAGGAGGCTTTACAAAAGAAAATACTTTAATAAAAAACACCCAGTAGGTTTATTGAGAGAATTATACAGAGCACAAATAAAAAGATCTAAGAAAAAAGGATGGCCTAAACCAGAGTACAAAGCAAGGTATTTAATAGATACTTTCCTTCATACTCTTCTTTATAGGAAATTATATAATAACTGGAGAAATAATAATTTCAAACCAGAATTAAAACCAACAATAGACAGAATTAATTTCAAATTACCTTATACAAAAGACAACATACAATTAATGACTGTAGAAGAAAATCAAGTAAAAGAATATACCCAAGAAATAAATAAGCCAGTAATTATGTGTGATCCTGAGACAGGGGAAGAATTAAGAGAATTTATTTCTATTGCAGAAGCAAATAGAATTATTGGAGTTACTACTATAGGAATAAGATGTAAAGATTTCAAAACTGCAGGAGGATATACTTGGAAATATAAAGGAGAGGAGATAATTAAGAAAGAAATAAAAGAGATAGTAATTAGAAAAGGAAACAATACTAAAAAAGTAAAACAAATAGATCCAAGTACAGGAGAAATAATACAAATATTTAATACACAATTAGAAGCTGAATTAAAAACAGGAATACATAGAAGTGGAATTAGTGCTTGCTGTAGAAAGAAACCAAGTAGAATTTATGCTGGAGGTTTTAAATGGGAGTATGCCTAAAAGAACTTGACACAAGTATTACTGATAATTAATTTTTAATTAATGAAGTTGACAAGAATTATGGAAAAACTGTTAGAAACCCTCTTACTCTTAACGGACAGCACCCCGGCCCTAAAAACCCTTGATATAACAAGGTCTTATGAGCCATAGGGCATCGGAGTATGCTCCAGGTAGACTGTTGGCATGTGGTTTGCATAAGAAGCCTCCTTATGGGTAAAAAATAAGGCTCGTTCTGTTCATGATTCAGAACGAGCCTTAACTTTAGCCGATGAAAAGAATGAACAGCCAAATGAACGAGAACCATACCATGAACCCGGTAAAGTAGTAAAGGAATGTTCTCATGCTTTCACCTGAATCCCCATTGTAGTCATGAACCTTTCCACGTGGTCACATATCAAGTTTGCCTCTCGCTCTGTGACAGGTATATGAAGTATACCTTCATACTCCATGAAGTGACGGTTCATGCTTGCCAGTCTGGTCTTTACCTTTTCCTTTTCTGCATTGTTTTGAAAGATTATTTCTATGATCTGCATGATGGTTTTTCCTCCAATAGTTTTATTGGGAATGAATGGTATGGAGTGAATAAGTAAACCATACCATTCATTATGCTCCGATCTGCTAGGCTGTTTTCTTTGCTCTGGCCTTCAAGAGTTTTGCCATTGCTGCGATCTGCTCGTCAGTCATAGCAGAAACGATCTGCTCAGGCGTAGCAGTTTTGATGGACTTGGAAGTTCTTTTCTGTGCCTTAGGTTTTTCCTTTCTCTGTCCCTCAGTCCAAACCGATGCAGAAATATCTCCATTATCGGCTATATCTGCTCCGATCATCTCTGCCCGTCCTAAATAGAAAGTAGGCTCCATAATAGGACCTGCATAATACTGAGAACGCTTGCCGGAAAACCTGAAAAACACAGAGAAACAAGGAATCTTATCCTTAATACGTTCCGTGTATGTTTCTTTGTCAACGTCCATCCAGATCCAGCCCTTTTCCAGATCGGGTTCACCTTTACCGTTGATTATGTCCACATTGGACACAAGTCCAGCCTTCAACAGGTCGTTTGCAAGAGCAATTATGCCTTTCCGGTTTGGAGCGTAGGCAGCCTTTAAAGCGGTAGACGTAGTGTTTTTAGCTGTTTTCTTTGCCATAATTTTTTCCTTTCTAGGAAAATAGTTTTCTCGGCACTTTCTCATGCCTACTATGTAATAATTACCCTCATTAGAGTGATCTTCGTACAGGTCACGGATAATACTGTTTTCCGTGATCCCCTACTCATATTGGGTGAATTATATTGTCGTTTAGCCTTCAAAAGAGTCTTGCCAAAGACGCATCTTTTGAAGCTGTTTTCCATAATACGCTTTTCCAGAACCATGTCAAGTGCTGCCCTAACCCCTTGAAAACACACGGGATTTGGCATTTCTCCCTAAATCCTACCCCTTTTCCCTATAATTACACCCCCACGCTATAAATATATACGCCTGGGCGGGCGTATACGTAGGCGTACGCATATATTGAAGGCGGTTCCAAAGTTCCGATTTATTTTCCCAAATTTGAAATTCGAAGATTAATTAATTTAATTCTCAATTAAAATTAAATTAATTTATTTGAGAAATAAATTAGGAGGGAATTAATTAGGAGGAATTAATTATTTTGGAATTAGGAATTAATTTCTGGAATTAATTAGGGGAGAATTAATTATTTAATTAGGAGGGAATTAATTATTTAATTAGGGGAGAATTAATTATTTAATTAGGAGGGAATTAATTATTTAATTAGGGGAGAATTAATTATTTAATTAGGAGGAAATTAATTATTTAATTAGGGGAGAATTAATTATTTAATTAGGAGGAAATTAATTATTTAATTAATTAATTCAAGTTTCATAGAAAAATTAATTTAGAATTTATTTGAAAAAAGAAAATAAGGAGAGAGGGGTCAGAACCTATTCTCCCACTTGATCCGGTATTCAATCTTGAGACTGGTTTTATTAAATTAATTAGCTAGTAATTCTTAATTAAGGAGACTGGTTATTCATAATTAATTAACTAGTAATTCTTAATTATAATTCTGGTTATAATTAATCATTGGATTAATTATTCAAAATTAATTCTCCTTTATCTAATCCTTGGACAAACATCATAATTACAATACACTCTTATAAACTTCCACTTTTTATGTTCTGGATGTTGGCAGAAAGTATTTCTGTATTTACATCTTAACCAATAAATTAATTTTTTCATAATTACTCCTTATAATTTAATTTAATTTTCTTTTGTATTCTATCTGAAATCTTTGTGAGGCGTTCCATAAGTTGTAGATCAATTATTCCGTATTTAATTATAAGTTCCAGAAAAGTTCCAGATCCGTATTTTTGGTTAATATTATTAAACTTCCGCCTTTAGTTTTTGTTACAGAAAGGGGGTATAATTTACCTTCTCCTTTTGCATAATGGAAGCAATTAGGAATTCCAATTAATTCCTCTATTTTTAGACTCCTTTTAATTAGTTTATTTTTACAAAAGGGGTAATCATTTATTATTGTTTTAATCTCTTTATACTTATCGGCAAGTATATAGGTGAAGAGGATTTCAGGGTTCACTTATTTTGAAAATTATAATTACCGCAGAATATTCTTTTCATATTCCCACATATTTAGAATAAAGTTTATGTTTTATACTTGTGGTCTTTATATCTTCTAGCCCTCATCTGTAGTTTTATAAACTCTTTTTCAGAAATGTATCCGAAAATGAAAGTGTATAAGTTAATAGCAGGGATTTTCTTAATTCAAAGACAAAGTGATCTTCGTAATAACAAGCGAATACTCTCATAATTTTAAAAACTCCTTTTTAGTTCTTTCTTTCAATCCAACTCCTGAATATGTCCAATACCAATAGAAGACATCAGGTAATTCTTTCTCAGATATAATCTGTTTGACTAAGGTACTTCTATTATTTAATTCAATATGGTTTATAATTAATTCTACAATATCCTTTTCCTGAAGGAGGTAAGTAAACAACATAGCCTTGTCTAATTCACATACTAAACCTTGACCGTGATAATAAGCAAAAATTCTCATTATCTACTATTCCTCCTACATTTTGAAGGTTGTACCTTACTTATTTCTTTCTTTAATTTATTGTAATAGAGGTTACAGAAAGGTTTATATGCTCTCGCTACTACGTTGAAAAGCATTCTTGAACCGAATAACCAAGCAAGTTTTTGTTCCTTTGAAAAGTCGAAAAACATATCCACCCACATTCTTCTATCAACAGGAGAAAGTTCATGAGTTAATTTAGCTACTTTCTCATATTTAAATAATTTCTCTATTTCTCTCATCTGCTCAGTTCCTCTTTAATATATTCTAAATTCTTCATGGTTATTTCTCCGAAAATAAACGAGTAATAACAGTTGAGACAACCATGAGAGTAGGCTCCTTGAAGAAGAGCATATCCTCACTTCTTAAAGAATCTCCGGAAAATTTCACTTGTAATTCTGGATTCAGTTCATAGTTTAATAAAGCTGCTTTTCTATTATCTAATAGATCCTTTAGAGTTATCATAACTTTCCATCCTCTTCTGGAAGATCTACACTCTGAAAGGTTAAATTGTGAGGATTGTTTCTAGGAGCCAGTATATTTGCTCTAAAAACTCCTGTCTTAGAAGTGTAATGGAAAATATAAAAAGGCTCCTTCAACTTTCCAGTTTCAATCAACCTTCGGAAAGTTTCATCTTTATAATTTTTCTTACAAATAGTTATATGCTCTTCTAGTCCTTCTCTTACACTACTTACTCCCATTAATTTCCAGGTTAATTTATGAGCCTTAGTTATTACAAATATAACTAATTCCCCTTTTTTATTATAGGCTCTAGCATAATGCTTCATTTGAACCTCTCTTTATAAAAGTTCTCCTTTTAAAGTCGTATTCTTTATAAAAATTCCTTGCTATTTTTATAAACTTACGAGTAGTAATTTCTGGAATGACAGGTTTAAAAACTTTCACCATTAATTTTTCATAATATAGATTGAAGTTTTTAATTGTTCTATTATGAGCAGAATACCACACTTCTTCTAAAAATACCTTTTCATCATATAATATTCTCTTCCAACTACAATTAAATAGAAGGGTTTTTTCATCTTCATCAAGATCATCTCTCATCTGAAGAGTTAGCAATACAGCTTTTCTATTACCAAGAAGATTTTGTAAGGTTATCATTTTAAAAGATTCTCCAACTGTCTATAATTTCCCACTATCTCTCCGGCTTGTTGTAATTCATAAATAGTTCTATTAAAAGAATCGCAGTTTTTATAATTTAATTTGTATACAGTAAATAATGTATCCTCTTCTGAAGCTCTGATTTTCTTTACATCAATATAAACATCTCTATAAACATCTCCTGTAAAGCGATTCATTAATTTCCAGGTTAATATCTTGGCTTTGGTAGTTTCCAAGAGATATAAATGTTTTTTATGCTTCCTTCCTTCTCTAAACCAGAAAGATACATATACATATACTTTATCGCTCATTTTCTTTCCTCCATTTAGAATAATTTCTTTCAAAGACTTTTCTTAAATAATTAATCCATAAGGTTGGGTCTGTTGCATAACAGGTTTTAATTAAATTTGCCTCATTATGGTATAACTTGACCCATAAAGAAAATTTCTCATCTACAAACTCCACAGTAATTATTTTCTTAAATAATCGTTTTGGAATTATTTTCTTATCAGATAAGATATAAGTGAAGTATTTATCTTTATTAAGTTCTACTATTACTTTTCCTTTATCAACAATTACAAAATAATATACGGGCCTTACCTCAACCAAAATAAACCTCCCCTATTAATTATTCGTGTAAAAGACCTTTGAGGCAATTCTATCCAAACATTGTCATATTTATTTCTTAAATAATGTCTTTGTTCTTTACTTATTTTTACTATCTTATGCTGGTACAAAAGACTGTCTACTATTAATCTAGCTGAAAAGTTATCTTTAAATTCTCTATTTAAGTATTCTTCCAAAGTATTTCCTCTACTTTTACCCATAAATACAACGTAATCAACATCCTTTATTTTAACCTCTCCTTTAATTATAGAATTTAGTGCTTGTTTCATAAACAAGCAGATTTTAAGAGTTTTCATTATAATGTTCTCTCATATTCGTCTTCCCTATTTTCTCCCATTGCCCTTAACCATTCAACTCCCTGTTCTACTGTTTTCATTCTGACTATCGGATCTTTATGGTGAGTTGGAGTGAATATGAATAGGGCATCTTCGATAATTTTCTTATTGGAAAGATTGTATTTTATTTCCTGACAATACTTTCTAAAGGCTTCGATCTGCTGCTCTTTTGTTAACATAATTTGCCTCCTTGTAAGTTTCGGATTATGTTAGTAGTTTTTAATCCCTTAACCAATAACATATTAG